AGGAAACTGGTTCAAAGCATTGGCATTTCCCATGTTCAAGGGAATTGCGCCGATTGTTCTTGGCCAGCAGCCATGCATTCTAAATGTCTTCAATGGCGTATTGTCCTCGCCGTTCAGCTGAAGGTGCTGGACTTCCCAGTTATAAGCCTTGTAATCATTGTTGAGGCTTGGTATCGAAGAGACATTTGTTACATGATTGTTTATGGAATTCTGCCAATTGTGGAATTTTTTCCAGAGATTTCCTTTATCCGTGGTGTCGTCTAGAACTATGACGCTCCAAGCTGGATATTGTTTTTCTGCTGGATAATATTTTTTTCTTCCAAAATAATTGTATTCCAATGATTGTGTGGAAAGATTTGGAATCTGGGTAGCGCGAATGTGAAACTTGCTTATTTCACCGTTTCCGGGAATTATACCCTGTACAAGAAAGCGATTAAGGCGTGTTCCGCCATTAAACTTTTCCTTAAAAGCATTTATGCTGATTGACATGTTACAATCCTCCCGTGATATCGTAGTAATCAAATTTTAAACTTACGCTAAACACAGAAAAATCTGCCTTGGCCATATCTAGATCAATGTTGCTTATTTGCTCGGGCCAGCAGTTTATCAAATTTATGGTTCTTAAAACTCCACCATTTAAATTTAATTGATTTATTTTCCAAGTCTTTTGAAGGTTTTTATAAGAAAAATCCGAATTCGACACGGTGTGGGTCACGTGGCTGTCAAGCAACTCTTTCCATTTATTGAACGCTCTCCACAAATTATTTGTTCCACTGTCATCGTAAACACTAACAATCCAGGATGGGTAGTTTCTGTCACCTGCAAAATAAAGAACTCTACCACGGTATGGTACTGTTATCGTTCCGACTTCAGCCTGTGGCAAAGACGCAGCAAATATTTTAAACTTGGTATTGATTGGATCCACACCCACACCAGTTGGCCATCCAGATGTTGATATTACTTCAAATCTGTTTGCTCTGGTGCCGCCGCCAAAAGCCTGCTTAAATGATTGTATGCTATTGTCATTTGGCATTTTTTATCTTTATTATGTGGATATTGATACGTTAAATGTGAACGATTCCGTTGTTGTTAGTGGTTTTACGGTTACTTCCGCATTCAAGGTTGTGGAGTTGTCCACGTTATTCGTTCCGTCGCATATAATTTGGGTATAAGTTGTATCCAAATATTCGGTAAGCGATTGTATGTAAAGTGTGATTTCGGTAGTAACAGATGCACGGGTTGATGCATTGTTGAGATTGTAAAGATACTTCAACATGATCTCTCTCACGGTTTTTTCTATCGTGTTTCTAAGATATGCTGGACCAATTCTTTCAATTGATGTATATGAAGCTGAAGCGCCAGCCGTTGCTCCTACTAGATCTGATCCAAGGAAATACTGGCTAGTTGTGGTATTTCCTGTCTTGGAATAAAAATTTACTCTATTTGTTTTATAAATGTTTTTTGTGGTTGTATCTTCCCACTGTACAATGTTATTAATTGTGGTGTTTAGTGGGATTGAGTAATTTATTCCAGCAACAGTGAATGGTAGATCTTGCTGATCTTTTGATCGTGCAAATGCACCTGCAGCATCCGCCACAGAAGATATTGTGTAGAGAATGCTTGTTCCACTTCTAAGGCTTTCTGTCGAGAATTGCTTTTTGCTTTGACCACCAACATTGAAGATTCTGTCGGCAACGGTTGCACCCTCGGTAAATACAACATTTGCAGAGTTGCTGAAAAGAGAATCAAAATTTAATGCAGTGTATCCAGCACCGTCATTTACAGAAGGGAAAATTCCAATAATGTAGTCGTTGTTTTCTAAAAATCTTGCACTGTTTGTAAATCCGCTTTGACCGATCATTACATCAAGCAGGTTTGTTGTTGTGTTCTGGTATGTAACAAATCCTGCACATGTTCCGGCGATTACCAATGTTCCACCGTAAGAAAGGTAGTTCAATGCATGGATAAAATCATTACCGTTATTTTTGGCCGTTACGTTAGGTTGGGCTGAGGATGCGTTATAAGCAAAGAAACCAAAAGTTCCACCTTCTGTATTTCTGGACATAAGGCAGTAGGTTACGCCACCAAGAAGATTCAAGTCATTGATTAAAGAATTATAGTTGGTGTATTCAATGTACGGATCGTATGTGAATCCTCTTGCAGGGCTGGCAATTTGGCTTCTGGCATATATCAACCATCCAAACAATCCACCTGGGTCGGTGCTGGCTGCACCAGAAGCTCCGCTAAAGGTGGGAGCAACGTATGTAGATCCAGCCAACATGCCCGCATAAAGAGGAAGTGTTTTTGATTCGCTGCGGAAAATTGCAGGTGAAATGAATGAATTTAAGTTGCTTGGCATTTGTTCCCTTATTTATAAAATATTTATATAATTTTAAGCTGGATACCAAACAGCAGTACCATCTGAAAATTTTTCATCATCTTCATTTGGATTTAACATAAAAAGAGTATTCTCTTCCTCTGGATCCTTTGCTTGTTCAAAATTTAACTTGGCAGACTCAATCAAATCGGCAAAGTATTCCTGCCTACACAGCCAAGAGAAGAACACAAGCGTCATTATCATGTCATCATTGTGCCCATCATCTGCTTTAAACGTGTTTGATTTAGACACGAATGTCATCAATTCTTGTATAATTCGTTCATCATTCAATAAAATTTTGTCTTCTTCTACCAGTCTTTTGAAGATGGCGCACCCCAGTTTTTTAGTTTGTGCTGTTGTTCTTAGGCCGTATTCGCTCCTACTTCCAGCAAAACCCTGTGAGAGCATTTGGCCTTTTCTTCCTTTTATGGTTGTCATCAAAACATTCTCATATTCCAAGTCGTTATAAAGTATGTTTGCAACTTGGCCTCCGATGTCGTTAGTTTCCACTAACACATATGCGTGGTTGTATTTTTCAGCCAAAGACTTTATAATTGTTGGAAAATGGAACGGGCTTACTGTATTGTTCTTATAAGTTGCCACAACCTCATAGGGGCTTCTTGATCCATTTATCACCGTTACCGCCGAATAGTCAGACCCTTGGCCTCTAGAAACGTCAGCCATCAAGAAATATATGTCATCTTTATTTTCATTTTTAAAAATTCTTGTTCCATCTGCATCTTCTTTTATGAATTCCTCTGGCGCAAGAACATTTAACTTAGTTGAAGAAATAAGAGTATTTGATGATCCAAGAAAGCTGCACCCATATTCCTGCTCAAACTGCTCCGGACTGGTATTGGCAATTTGCTCCGCTGCCCATACGTCATCACGCTTTGGCCCACCCGGAGTAATAGGAACATCTCTCCACGATACCTCTACTGGAATAAATTTATTTTTTAACTTATGGCCTTCTGCTCTGTTTGCATCCACCCAAAGTTTGTGGAAGTGATTCATTCCATTTGGGGTAGATACAATTATAAGCTTCGTCGTAGTACCAGCAGAAATTGTTGGATATGTTGATGAATAGAATTCTTCCGCTACGTGGGATGGCAAGAAGGCGTATTCGTCAAGAAGTAGAAGGTTGTACGAACCACCACGGATTGCGCTGGAAGATGTAGCATCACATATTACTCTTGAACCATTTTCTAACTTAAATGAAGTCTTGTTCCACTCAACTACACCTTGTTGAAGAAAATGAGGTAAATTTTCATAGGCTAATTGCAATTTGGCAAACAATTCATCCTTGGCAGTCTTTAGTTTGTTGGCCAAAATAGCACAGCTAACTGACTGGTTAAATGTTACGTAGTGCGTTATGTAACCAATAACCGAGGTAGACTTACCCGATTGTCTGGGCCACTTTGAAATGACAAATCTATTTTTGTGAATTGCACTGACAAATTTTTGTTGATAATCATACAATTCAAAGGGCATTATTCCCTTGTCCAGTGTTTTTACTTTTACATATTTACTGCAAAAATACACAGGATCATTTGCACACTTTACGTATTCTTTCAGCTGTTCCTCTGTGTAGGACAACTGTATCCCGGGTGGTTTTAATTTTGGATTATTTCTGTAACCCTGCTTATTTGTTTCCGACATCTTTTATAATTTCCGCTTCAATCACTTCTTTTTCAGTGCTTCTCTCTTTATTTAACAGGTTTTGAAGATCCTTGGTTGAACCAATGAATACGGAATTATTAGTCTGTTTGATTGTCGTTTTTGTGTCTGCTGTAGTGGCTTTGGCTTTTTTGTGCACGTCCAAAACATTGTTGTTTAAGTCTGCCATTGTTTTAAGCATTATTGCAACAACCTCAAATGCTCTGGGAGAATCTGACTCAGTTGCAACCTTCAAGGCACTTTCAAGTGCAACGTTTCCACTACCTATGAGATTTTTTAAATTTGATTGTACAAATTCATAATCTTTTTGAAAGTTTCCAAAATCAAAAGTTCCCCCAGATTCCTGGGTTGATCTTTCTTTAGATTCTTTTTCGGGTGGCAAATTAAAAAAATTAGCTAAATTTTTATTCATCATATTCAATACCCAATGTAAGTCCGATGCCTTCGATTCTGGTCATCGGTGTAACAGCACCATAGATATAGCTTTTTGCAATAAAACTCAATGAAGAAATATTAACTCTTCTGTTTCCAAAATCTCCATCGTATCTTTCGGTTATATTATTTGAAGTCATGATCAAAGGAACTCTGACTCCTTTTTGAGCATCGTTCATATCAATTTCAAAAATATGGTCTGGATTAAAATAAGGCATTATCTGTTCTATTATTTGAAGGGTGTCATCGATATGCCTAGTATATACGAAAAGATTAAAACCTATATTTACTGGAACTACATTTTCAACCTGAAAACCTTCTGGCTGACAGTCATTGCCTACAACATTTGGTGATTTTAATGTTGAAAATTTAGTTCTTCTTCTAGAAGCATCCGGGCTGATATTGGTCATTATGTAGCTTAACCGAGGTAGTTGATTTTCAATTCTTGTGGTATCGGTTATAGAAGATGTCTCAAGCAGTCTTCTAATAAATTTTTCTTGTGGTGCATATGTAATTGGAACACGAATATTCAGAGGATTGTTTATGTCATCTGGATTTGCATGCTCTACAACAATATCATTAAAAAGAGAGCCAAAGGCTACCACCATTTTTCTTAAGCTTTTGTTGTAGTATTGTTGAAACATTGTTTTCCTTAATTACATTCTGCAAATGGGTTATTGGGATCAAACGTATATCCCGCAGCCTCTACGTCAACTATGTCATTTATACCAGCTGTGGTTCCCAGACCATTGTTCAGAGGAATTATTTCAGATCCAGAGAAACCACGGGTATTGGTCATTACATCGTTTACGGCAGCAATGTCGGTAGACATCTTCTCGTAGCTGTATGTGAAGAGTTCTGCTGTTATAAAATAAGAATAAAGTCTACCCAGCGGGTAGAATGGATTTTCATGTTCTACAAAATTTATTTCAAACAATGATTTCGATGGCGGAAAATAAATCAAGTCACCTTCTCTGGGTCTAGTCAGAGTTTGATTTTTGTTTGTTACTTCTTGTTTAAATCTTCTTCTTGCAAACACCAAATTGACTTTGTCTTTAATTTCCAAACCAAATTGGGTGATTACATCGTTTCCCTCAAACCCCTTATAGGACTGCAAATACATTTCAAGAGCATATGCATTGTCAAAATATGAACCCGGATCTTCTCCAAAAATTTTATCTATTGACAGATAATCCCTTGGAATGTAGTAACATTCCACTCCAGTAGACTGTATAATTTCAACAGTTATATCTTCTACAAGATTTTGTTCATTCTGGTTGTTGGAGAAATATGGATTTATCAATTTTTATCCTATTAGCGGATCTGGTGGCAGTTCCTGTGTCTTAGTCAGCATTACTTCAATTTGGTTCAACTCATTTACAGCTTCCCCCATCATGGCTGCAGCATTCAGCTGGGCTCCACCGGGAAGAGGTACACCGGCAAACTTCATCAAGTTCTGAGCCCATTGTTTTTTCAGCAAAGCAACATAATACTTTTTAAATACGCGGTCTCCCCAAACCTTTTGATATTGGTTTGGATCAATCTGAACGTATGTCTCCAAGAGGAGATATGACCCCACAATTAAAGACCCCATATCCATATCGAGTGTAAGCCTATCTGTTGTTCTGGTGTATGTATATGAGACGGGATAATTGAATACGTCATTTACCAATTTAAGGTAACTCATGGATTCCATATAGCTTGCCATGGGCCCCGTATAAAGACCTCCTTGGTTAAAGTATAAGCCAAAGAAGTCGAATAAAGTCAGCTGATATCTGAGATCGAACATATAATCTCCAGATACATCCGATGGTCTGTAAACCTTTGTTACTGTTCTAACATCTGACGCTGTAGGCCAATAACCAGTTGTGCCTGTAGAAGCATCATATTTTTCTTGTGCACCAACAGCATTACCAAATGTGCTTACATCAAAATAACGGTTATCGATATCAGTTTGGGTTATTTGATAAAGATAAAGAGCTCTTTGATTAAAATCAAAGTGTCTTTCAAACATATACTCCAAAGCCTCGTCCAACCGATCTTCAGCTTGCTGCGGATCTACGTTGATCTGGATGACTGGCGCACCTAGTGCTCTATAACTGTAATCAATAAATTGCTGCCGGGTGGTTGGTATCATAAAATTATTTATGAATCTTTAATGATTTTCAATAATTTTTCAAGCACTTCTTGTTTTTCCAGATCGCAGGAGACGGTAAGCTCTACAAATTTTAAATTTTCTGCTGGCATTTGCTCAATTTGTTTTTTTCTTTCCAGGTCCTCCAGAGGGTTATTTGGATCGTAATTGGAAAATCCGGGCATTTTATTCGGGCAGGTCAAATGAGGATAATCTAGCTTACAATATTCACCTGAATTTTTTTCAAGCCAAGTATGTGGGTGATCACCACACCCACAGCCACCGCAATAATAAAAATCACTTTTTTTGCTTTTTGTTAATTTTGGACAGCTATTAATTTCATTAAGACCAAAACAAGAAACATGTCTGAGCTTTTTTGTTTCCAGATCCGTAGTCTTGTTGTCCAAACCTCTTGATGCGATTGACATCGCAAACATCATAATTTTACTTATCATGGAGATTGATATGTGACAATTATTCCAGCAGGGTAGACTGCTCTATTTAAAAATGGTTTATATTTTTCTGGAATATCTGCTATAACGATCAAAAATCCTGGACTTCCTGTTTGAACTTCGCATGCATCTACAGCCACTCCCAATAAAGTGCAAATTGCATATTTTATTGATTCTGCTGTTCCCTTTATATTAAAAAAGTTTACATCACTTTGAATTGCAAATTTTTTAATATTTGGCAAAATATCATATAAGTCGGAGGAAGAAGAAAAGTCTTCATTTGGAAAGTATTTGTTTGCCAAGGCTTGTAAAAATTTATCATTTATTGTGAAAGGGCATTGGATATTTTCCCAATCCACTTTTCCACCATAGCCATATTTTTCACTAAAAAGCCATCTAAGATAAGATTTTATTATCTGGACAATCAAAACGTTTGAAGAATCGGATTCAGCTTCTTGCAGTATCCAATTTGGAAATAAAGAATTTGTAGTTAAATTATCTCCAAACCAATATTGTCCTTGATAATTGTAAAATTCTGAACCGTACAAAGATTTGGCCAATGCTACAGCTTCATTGACTTTTCTTTCTCGGGTTACGGGTATTTTATTAAATAATAAAATCATTTTATTGTGAATATATTAAGTTTATTCCTGCAACAGACATTTCTGACAAGTATGTGATTAACAAATTTTGATTTGCTGACTGAAGGCCATCCACATAAATTTTAATTACACATGGTTCATTTGCATTTTGAACCGTTATATTGTCAATATTATCTGTTCCGGAAATTCCAGAAACCAATATTGCTGTTTCAAAATCAGAAATCGTTACACAACGCTTTTCTGAATTCGCAGCAAATTGAACTTTTGCTCTGGCCAAGTCCACGGATATGTCTTCATATCCCCCCGAAGGAGATTCGGTTGTTACGAATGATGCATAAGTATTGCTGTTTATACTAGCCGAGTTTGCAGCGGAACCAGTAGAAACAATTGCTTTACAATATACGGTCAAATCTGTGGTAAGGGTGTTTGAGTTAGGCAAGTTTGCCGTTACTAGGTAACCATTTACAGTATTCAGGACGGTGTAATAGTTTCCAATAGAAGGGCTTGAAATGGTGGTTTTGTCCACTCTTTCCCATGTAGTCAATACACCATCAATATCGGCGCTATAAAGTTTTATCGTTTCCGGATCTACAGTCAATGGTAATGTTATTGATTGGGTGTTAAAATCCCATGCACCATATTGAACTACCTCTGATCCCGCATAAAGTGTAACGGTCGCAATGGTATTTGCTGCAACTTCTTCTATATTAAAGAAATTTGTATTTGCACCGTTTATTGTTGTTGCTGGAAAAGCTGTAAAAGCCGGAAGTGTAGTCCCAGACACAGAAATGTTTCTTGTGCTCTGTGCTGATTTTTTTACTTCAAGAAGAATAGAAGAGTTTGAAGCAAGACCAACAACCGATTGAAGAAGGGTAGCTGTGCTCAAAAATGACTCTTTATATCCAAATTGCGAATAAACTCCGTTATAGGCAGTAGCGGTTGCCAAAATGTTTACCAACATGTTTATGGCGCTTGCCTTGTTATCGTAATCTAGATCAGACAACGATGGCTCTTGTTTGAGAAAGGCCGTCATTGATGAAACGATATCGCTATAATCCAGAGATGCGACATTTAAATCTTTAAAGTTTAAGCTCATTGTAATTGTACCTCCACAAGGCATTGTGCATCTTGGGATTCAGTAAAGTTTCGTAAACCAAATTTTACATTTAACAAAACCTTGGATTCGTCGGAATAAACAACGGTTACTTTTACGCGGGTAAGATCGTATATCGCTGATTTTAAATATGCTTGAAGATTTAACTCCAATACATTTTTATTACCGACTGGATCAAATACGAATGCATAGTAATTTGAACCAATTGAAGTATCTGAGGGAAGTTCTCCCTTTTGGGTTTTGCAAATATGCTCTATTTTTTGAATATATGAATTGAATCCAGTTACCAGACTTATATCTTTTTTGCTGGTATTTGAATCTATTTTATATCCAAGAATATTTAAATCTCTCAGATTAATCATCAAGATTATTTATAAAGGAGCTTTCACAGCAGTTATGGCGGTTTCATGAACTCCAGAATTTATGACTGTATGCTTAATAGAAACAATATAATATGTGGTTGAAATTATAGATTTCAATATATTGGTGTCATAACCGCTTATACTGTCTGCAGATATTTTTATCAATTGTCCTGGTTTTAAAGAAAAATCGCCAGCCACCGTAATCGTTATTTGGGGGGAGTATTCGATATAATCTAAAAATTGCCGTCTTAAAAGAGGGGTTTCAATTTTAGTATTCCAAAAAGTAGCAACATTTAATCTTAACCGAAGGTAATTATTGTAGTTTTCTCCCACCTCTGGGCAGTCACAGCTGAACACGGAATCTGATGCAGCCCAGTAGCAGCCCTTCCAATCGCTTCCCAGAGTTCCTTCTATGCTGTCACATTCAGGGGAGGATTCCCCGATTATGGTGCTGTCTATCGTTGATGGGACCCCAGTTATTGCCGGTGGTCCTGCCCACGAAGGAAAACCTCCAATTTTATTTACTATGTCAGAAACTCTGGTACCATATATGGAGTTTTCGATACAATCATTATAACTTGTTGGTTGTGAAGTCACACCACGAGTTATGTATGGATTCGCGCAATCATAAACCCTTCTCGAACCACCCGGAAACTGGGTAGTCTGTATTTTTGTTGCAGAAAGAGTTTTTATTTGTTGTGGACCGGTTGTCATGGTTGTTGCTCAACTACTGTTACAGTATTGCACTTTCCGTCTGTTATATTTGCCATCTCAAAGTAATACAGATACTTTCCTGCAGCAGCAGACAAAAAATTATTTAAAATCGTAGCATCGGTTATAACGCTGGAATAGTTTACAGAATCTTTTATTATTTTACTAAAAGGAATTTTAGTCATTTTAACAATATGGTATCCACCAAAAGGTAGAGTACTAGGATCTGCTGATGTTTGTAGATCTCCTGCACGGTTTCCAATTGGTCTGTATGTGACATAATCAAATAAAGATTGAGTTAAATTTTGAGCATACCAACCAGGAGCATAATATCCACTAGAAGATTGAGATCCAGTTGTATTTACTCTTTCATTGAGATTTATAGCCCAGGTTTTTATATCTTCTGGATCTGACGAATCTGTTGCAAACCATCTTTCGGCTTCTGGGTTTGTATAATATGGAAAATCTGTTGTTGTATCTGATAAACCTATTAATATTTGTAATTTTTTCCAACTGTATCTGTATTTTAGAGGTTCACCGTTGTACCCTCTTACCGTAGGAAGTGTTGTATCCTCTGTCCATCCAGTTATTCTAGCAAAAAAGGTTTCTTCTTGTTCGTCTTCAATATCTTTTACGCAGCAGAGAACATAAAGAATAAAGTTTTGTCTTTCAATTTCCTTCATCTGATCTAATTTGGAAACATCACTTTTTCTTATGTTTCTTATGCGATAAACTTTTTGAAGGTTTGTATTTTGCCCACTCACAGTTTCATTATCAGAGCTTCCAATATTTGGGTGAACTGGAGTCAGATCAAACATGTTTTTCCACATCTCCGGGCTATCAATAAAAGGATATGGCTCGGCAACACCTGCGAATACTTTCGAAGAATAGCTGTCCGAATTACCATAGCTCATAGAAAGCAGAGAAGTATCTCTAAAATTATTATCTATATCGTTTTTGTCATAGTAACCATAAAACCTATTAGTTTCAAAGGAAGACCAACCACTTGATTCCGGCAGCAGATCAACCTCTCCCTCTGGGGTTACAATTTGTGTTTTAAACCTACTTCCCTGATCCAAGTATTGGTGGTTAAAAAGAGTAAGTTCTTGATCTTCAGAATTTTGTCCCTCTGCATCCAAAAGTTTTGGAACTATTCTTGTATAATAATAATTTCTGTTGTAATACTGTTTTGCTGGTTGTGTTATTAATTGGTATATTTTTTTGTATACATCACCATCTGACAATTTAGAAGACGGGACATCGGATTCGTATACCCCATAATTCCTATCTTCGTTATATGCCTCATAATTTGGATCTTGGGTATAATTTGTAGGTATGTATTTTAGATTGATTTCATTGTTAAACCCAGTCCAAAATAAAAACCTTGGAAGCTCTTTTTCGGAATCACACATCATGCTGCTGATGTAATACATGTACTGTACAAAGTTTTCACTTACAATGTCATTTTTACTTTCCAGTGGATTGATTGGTCTGTAGACCATATAGTTGCTGGACTCGTAACCATCATCATAAAGAGCACATTTAGTATAAGGTGCCAATATCAACTCATTTATTTTTGGCATGAGCTCGGACTTATAAAATCTATTAATATTGAATACCTGTGGGTATTCATATTGAAGAAGCTCTGTTACTGTCGTATTTTGACCCAATTTAAAAAGATAATTGCTAAACTGTATTGATACAAAGTTTTCTTCGGTGCTTGATGCTCCGTTGTTTATAAAAGAATAATTTGTTATAAAATATGTCTGGGGTCTTTCATCTTCAAATTCAAAAGTTATAGTCTCTATGGAGTTTTCTTGAATATATGTCATTATGTCCGAGGTATCTCTTACGATCAAAGATCCCTGCGGGTATAAATTTACTACACTCTCAACCATCTCAATTTTTTCAAATTGACAATATTGATTTCTATTTACTATAGAAAGCTGTCCTAAGAGGACATCTTTTATTTTGGAATAAAGTGGATTAAAATCTGCCATGATTACACACTATAATTTTGTATTACCTTTGTAAGGCTGTAGTATCCAACCGAATAAGGTAAGAAATATTTTATATTTCTATTTTCGTTGTTTGAAACTTGAGAATATGAAATGGCTTGAGAAATGCCCGTTGGTTGATATGGAGCCGATCCTTTTATAATCGGAGGTAGATCTTCAGTCAGAGCTTCAAAAACTTGAAGAGTTGTCGAGTCTGAATAAACAATTTTTTGGGTAGCATTTTCCTGAACTTGTATTTTGTTTATTGTTTGAGTGGCACCACCGCCAGACGAAACATATTGGTAATAGCCAGTCGAACCATTTATCAAAAAAACCACACTACTGTTTACTCCAAATGAAATTCCACCATAGGGTTCTATTGCAACATATTGTTTCGAGAAAGGATCAAATGATTGAATTAAAGCAAACCCGCCAGTAAGGCTGTAATTACCAGTTCCACCAAAAGAATAGGTATCACCGGAGTTAGGTATATTTGGAAAAACAATAGAACCGGCGGGAGCAATTACTTCATATGCACTTTCTATATTTTTTGCATTTACAACTGTATTGGTTGCGTAATTTGATTGTAATGTTGAATTATCCGTTTTTGTTAAATCAAAAGGATTTACCTTTTCATTTGCCAACAAAAATAACCAAAATGAATTTACATCACTATAGACTGATCCAGCCAACTCAATTAATGTTAAATTTTTTGAAGTTTCAATATCAGCTTTGTTTAAATTATCATTGTTTAAAACAAAATATGATGATATGTCCGTGACATCGAAATCACCAATAGTGGTTGAATAAGTAATTTTTGGTAAATTTGCGGAGTATTTCATGGAGTCCTAAAGTACTTATATGATATTTCAGACTTAGACAAAACTGCATTTTCGTCTGGATCATATGTTCCTGTTTCAAATTCTCTGAATACAAGACCAAGCAAAATTACGTTAGAATTTCCATTTGGCAAAAATCTTACAATTGGATCTGCAGCATCATTTTTCTTGACGGTTACTGTGGTCAAAACACAGGGAAGTGGTTCGCCCAACCAATCCGCCGTTGCACTGGGGCTAACGGATGATTGTGTTCCAGTTGAAAGCTGAAAAACCCAGAGGTTTTGTGGATATGTTCTTTCGGGGAGGCCAGAGGCGACCATTGGGTAAGAGCATTTTCTAAAAGTTCCCGCAATATTTTCTGCTGCAATAGATTCAGCATTATTTTTTGGGACAAAAATATATTCAAAGTAGTATTCTTTTCTGGCCTCAGAAACTAGCGTTGCTTCTGTTATATTCGAGAATCTTCTATAAGTACTGGTTGCTTTAAAATATTCTTCTTGAAACTGCCCCGGATCAAGGTTTCTATTCCACAAAATATCAAAATTTGCAATACCACCACTGTTTGCAATTGATGCAGTGGTTATATTTGGCCCGACTGGGTTCGTTCCCTCTCCAAATTCATGTCGCACCGCGTAACCGGGCTCTTTGGGCATTGGTAATTTCATTTGGACGAATGCCCTGCTCTGTATCCCTTCACGGGTACGTTCTTTGTTATTCAATGAATAAGTGGAACAAAAAAAGTTCAACCATAGAGGTTGTTCAGCAGCATATGCACCCAGAGGGTATTGATAATAGTTGTCCGTAGGCATTTAAAATATTTATCATTTTCATAAATATTTTTATGGCATACAAAACTGTATTTAAACCCCAAAATACAAAAAAATACATAGGGGATTGTACGAAAATAGTATGCCGTTCTCTTTGGGAGAGGAGGGTTTGCAAGTTTTTGGATGAAACCCCAGAGGTTATAAAGTGGTCATTTGAGGAAATAGTGATTCCCTATACCAGCCCGTTGGACAAAAAGGTGCATAACTACTATCCAGATTTCTTAGTGCAATTTAAAAACTCATCCGGAATAAAATCTTGGATGATTGAGGTAAAACCAAAGAAGCAAACTTTTTTAAAAGAAAACGCATCAAAGAAAGAAAAAATTACTTGGATAATAAACACCGCAAAATGGGAAGCTGCTAGAAAATATTGTGAGATGAACAATATGGAATTCAAAATATTAACAGAAAAAGAAATTTTTACAAATGCCTAATCCAAACGCAATACAGACAATAAAAGATTACTTTGATCGCCACAATGGCTTACAGCTCTCAAATAGGTTTATTGTAAATTTTTACAACCTTCCCAGCAATGTTTGGAATACAAATGGAGTTGAGATTCAAGCAGAACAAGTAATTCTCGGACCAAGATCTATTTTTACAATCCAAGATGGTTTGATGGGATTTGGCGGTGGTAGATTCGTTCCAAGAAGTCAAAATCTTTTAAGTGCTGGATATGGTGCTCAAATTGTATTCCCAGTAACAAACGACAACTACATCTTAAATTTTTTCAATAGATGGTTTAACAACTTTTATCCGGGTCCAAGATCTTCAACCAACGGTTTAAGAAATGCGTTCATTCTGCCCTATTACGATGATGCCGTATACAACGTAGTAATGGAAGTACAAATGTTGGATCCGAATGGAAACCCAAACAACGTTACTTCTTTCTATGAAGTATTTCCGATAGAATGTCAGCCCTTAGAATTGAATATGGCAACATCTGATAAATATCTCAGATACACCGTTTTGTTTGGTTTCAGAGATTATTATCAAAATTTTAATGTGTAATTATGATTGACATAAATTTTTTAACAAAAGAACTTTCCCCAACTTACGAAACTGTTTTGCCATTTTCCAAAAAAACAGTTTCCTATACTCCATTCAAAGTCAAAGATTCAAAAAACATATCAATAATACTGAAAGAAGAAAATAAAAAACTTTCACTGATGGCAATGGTGACTGTTTTAAAAAACAATTCTCCAGCGACAAATGTAGATGATCTTTGTCTGGCCGATGCCGAATATCTTTATCTGCATATGCGTGGAAAGAGTGTTGGAGAAGAGTTAAATTTAAAAATATCAAATACTCCGGTAAAAATAAACATATCGGATATAAAAACAAGAAACAGCATAACTTCCAAGACCGTCCAAATAAAAGACGGAATATTTGGAACTATAAAAACACCTAGAATAAAAGATCTTCTTACTGTTGATTTTGCAGACGAAACAGCAATCATAAAAAAATATCTCAAATCAATCAGCATTAAAAATGAAATTTTTGATTTAGATAAATTTTTACCAGATGATCTTAAAAAATTGGTAGACAACCTACCATATTCTTTTGTAAAAGAAATAGAAAAAATATCTAAAGAGCAACCAGAACTATATTTTGTTGTAATGACAGAAGAGGGTGAAAAGGAGGTATCTGGTACTCTAAGTTTTTTTACCTTGCTTCAAACTTCGTAGATCTGATAGATTTTTACAAAACAAATTTTTCATTGGTAAATCATTACAAGTGGTCTTTATCGGAATTGGAAAACATGTTTTTTTGGGAAAGAGAAATTTACATCAGTTTGCTAGCGGAGCAAAAGCAAATCGAGATGGATAAAAAAATAAACTCCAGAGGATTCTTTAATCACTAATGGCAGAAGAAGAAAAAAACGTACAAGCTGAACAAATAAGTCAAAATTATTTGATAGACCCAGCAGATTTGCTTTCTGAAGAATCTCAGGAAAATTCATCCATAGGAGATGTTGAGTATGAAGATTCCGATAAAACAACTACTGCAACACAACTAGATGATTCTAATTTTATGGTCGGGCAGAACAAATCGCCCGAATCTGTAAAATTAAATCCACCAGAAGAAATAGAATTATTCAAAAAAGAGATGTCTACTTTAAAAGATGTGGTAGACAAAAGTGTAAATCCTTCAATACAAAATTTGTATAAAATAGTTTCTGCTTTGGCAAATAAAAATCCAGACCCCAAATCATTCACGGAACAGCGAACATCGTTTTCCTCTGGATTTTTATTCTTCAACAAAGAAGAGTCAAGGGTAAGCCAACCGATAGAGTGGTCATAAAAAAAGCCCCCTTTCGGGGGCTTTTCTCAATCATTCTCCATTTCGGAGAAATATTGAAGAGGATCTTTTTCCTCAACATCAGTGATGGTGGGTGATTCCACATCATCCTCAATGTTTTTGGTCTCAGTAAACTGAGAACGAATGTCATCGCCAACAGCCTTTTTGAACCGTTCCTTGAGCTCATCAAGGCTCTTGAACTGGCTCTTGTCGATGAATGGCTTTAGAGGATACTGCTTCTTCCAAATCTCTTCAAGCTTCTTGTCATCTCCACCAAACAGTGGGGCAGGAGTTGCAAACTCGCTTCTGTCGTAGTTAACATAACCACCTACATTGCGAATTTTAATCTTAAAATCTGCTCCGGTCCAAAAGTTAAATGGATCGACGGCAACCTCATCCTGGAACTCTGGATGAGCAAGGCCCTGAATCTTTTGGAAGATCTTTGTACCGTACTGATAAAGGAAAACCTTTCCCTTGTTCTCCGGATTGGCAGGATCTTCAAGAACCAAAATATTTGAAACATAAGTCAGCTTACGCTTTCTCTGACGAGCAATGTTTTTGTCGTCTTCGATACCACTGTTCCAAAGTTCTGTGTTTGCTGCACAGATCGGGCACTTTTCACCAATCGTAGTTGGGCAGTTTTCATACAGCCAACCACCCTTGCCCTTGAATGTATGGCTATACACAGCCACGAATGGGCTATCCTCGCCATCGATCTCGGGAAGAAAACGAATTACGGCGTAACCGTTTCCAGCCTTATCGATACCGGGCTTCCAAATGCGGTCATCCTTGTAACTTTCCTTGGAAGAAAGTTTGTCAAGGCGTTCTGTCAAAGATGCTACTGAATTCTTACTCTTCTTTTTAAAATCTGAAAAATTTGCCATAGTAATTTGCCCGAGGATCTACCTCGGCCTTTCTTTTGTTAGTATAGTCTCCATCCACGATCAGTCAATCGGAAGTTTTTCCGATTTTGATTTTTTTAGAATATTTTTTCTTTTTCCTTCTTCTTCAATTTTTTCTATTATTGGTCTTGTTAAGAGTTTTCCGGCAGCAACGGGATCTAACCCCATCTCATCTGCCAGTTCCAAAACACAATCCATAAAGGAAAGTTTTGTTTTTGTGACTCTTTCTAATACTTTTGTTGAAAATTTTTCTTTAGCACTATCGTCTATATACATGTTGATCTCACACTTATAATAACACGTTTAATAAAATAAGCAATTATCTAAACGTTCTAAATATTCTAGAACTATTTATAGGAAACCAAATGGCCTCGGATAACAACGAAAACATCATTATCGAAACAGCAGGACTAACAGCCGCAATAGCTACCGACGTAGGTCAGTTTGCGGGTATTACGGCACACTACCAAATCTTTAAAGCAGCTTTTGGTATAACCGGGGTCAACACCTTGGTTTCGAGCAGCAATCCGCTGCCAGTTACGGTTGCCGGTGGTTTGACTGCCAGTATTTCTGGGTTCAGCGGGTTAATTTCAGTCCAAGGCACTGGTGGTGGATACCCCCTTCCAGTAAGCGGTACCATAATAGCCACAGGTTCCACCGCATCCCCGGTTTATGTAAGAACCTTTACAGGTTCACAAGTTGAAGTTACAGGTGGTCGCCTATACACGACATCGGATTCCGTATCGGTGTATGGCCCATCTGGCGCAACCTTCCTGCCAGTAAAGCTAGTAGGAGCCACAGGATGGAACATAGGCACTGTTGGTGACGCACTTAAGGTAAACATCACCGGAGCCACCTTTGAGGCCACCATTCCTTCTACAGTCCTTGTAGCCGGTATTTCGGGTGCTACGGCGGTAAATGTAACCGTAGGCAACACAGTTGGGATCAGCAATACCGATATAACCAATGGAATTACAGCCATCTATGGTCAAATAGTTGGTCTTCGTACTGACTTTACTGCTCTTGGAGTTGGACGCCCAACTGCTTTGAAGACAGGCCGCGTTGCCCCGACATCAGCCGCAGTTTCTCAAATGGATTCTGCTGGGTATACCTGCTTGGCAGGAATCAATATCAAGGCACTCTCCACAAACACGGACTTCGTGTACGTCGGAAATACATCAGGTCTTATCGGCTCTTCGTTTGGATATGCTTTGGATCCAGGAGAAAATATTTTCTTGGATATTCAAAACACAAACAAAGTTTATGCAATATCAAATACGGGAACTCAAGTCATAACATACATGGCTTCATAAAATGTATTCATATGCCTCGAAATATGCATTAAACGCGGCAAAGACACTATTAAATTATGGTGTAAAGTTGTATGGTTCTACCTACGACCCCTGCTTCACGCAAGGGTACATGGATTCAAAACCAAATGTCTCTATAATAGGTAATAGCTGTTTTATTGACTATACAGGAACTGAAAGTATATCAGATCTTACATATTTGATAAAATTGTTTGAATCCACTCCAGTTGGAACAACTTTTCAATTTACAAACAGCGAATATTATGATGCAGACTATGAATTGACTTTAGATCCTGCTGGAGTTTTTTCATTAGAAAGCCTTACAGGTGATAATAGAATCATAATCGGTGGAATCGTATCTGGGTTTACTTACCAGAATAATTACAAATTTTATAAAAATATAAATTTTACCGATTCACCACAGTTCACCACAGTTTATGTTGGTGGCTCGACTGCTTCAAATTATATTCAAAATAACCTCACTTCCAATACCGGAAAATCTTTTATAAATCTTGGAACAGTGGGTTCGGAATTTGGAAAAGAAGAATACGTGGAAATAACAGGATCCACGTTAAACTCTGGAAAATTGGTTGTAAATTCCACAATAAAATTAAAAGACAACAGAGAACTTCTGTACACAAACACAACGCTTCAAAATGAAGACCGGAGCACAACCGAGTCTACAATAACTCATTATTTGCGTGGTGACTCAAATCCAGAAATTCTTTCAAAGAGCAGAAAAAATTTAGGCTGCTACGTTGTGTATGATTCTTCTGGCAACCAAATTCAATGTTTTGAAAATCAAAATCAGCTTCAGGCATTTTTAAGAAGCCAGTTTGAAAATTCTACGTACACGACTCAATGGATACCATGCCTATATTGCTCTAGGCTTACAGACAATGGATTCAATGCAGCATCTGCTGACAAGACGATACTTTATGATGCGGCAATATTTTTGTTCATTGAAGAAATATTAAACGGTTCTTTTGATGGCCAAGGAAACTTTACGCCAAATTACATCTACCAATTGAAATCCAATGCTCAAGGAAACGACAGCATACAGATAACCAGCGAAGTATCTTTTACTATTGACAATGGATTTAAAATTGATTTGAGTCATCCAACCTTAAAAGGTTTTTCTATAAACGCCTATGTCGATGAACAAAAATCTATTTTGATGACAGAAAATTATTACTTAATAGGTGTTCCCGGTTTCGATCAATCTGGAATTTTTTATACAAAAACATCGACTAGCCCAAGAAAGATATTTTTAGAATTGGTTGGGCAAGTAGTAATTGGATTAACTATAATTGTAAATTAAAAAACCCCACCTTTCGGCGGGGTTTTTCAAAATAAACCGGAGAGTTTTAACGGCTTCGGTTGCGAACGATTCTGTAGTAAGAACGACCGTTGCGGGTCTCACGGCTAACCGTGTAGTTCATGTCAAACCGATCAAAAGCCTCACGAAGGTCGTGCATCGTTGCACGCATGTTGCTCACACGAAAACGCTTACGGGCCTCACCGGCAGTGAGGGTAGCGCCTCCACGCATATAATCAAAAACTCTCTGAATCTTCGTAGGACGGTCAACTGTAGTAATCTCCATATGGTTCCTTTCTATAAAAGAGACGGCCATACTATAGACGCTAAATTGACTCTGTCAAATCTTTTTTGGCAATTTAATCAAATTGTGTGAAATGATCGTATCGGCAAGCTTTTTTGATATTACATTATCGCTTGGATAGTGAACCCCGGCAACAAATCTGCTGTTTGCCATTCTTTGGCAAAAATTATCAATTTCTTCTGCAAAGTTTGGTTTAATTGATTTTAATATTGAAGAAACAATATAAGAATCAAAAGCATGTCCAGATGGATATGCTGGATGAAAAGCATCTGTAGGTACGCTAAACCTTATTTGAATGTTAAAGTATGGAGCCAGCTGATATGGTCTTGGTCTGTTGTGATGATTTTTCAACAACATCAAAATTGGATCAGTTTGTTTAAAAATTTTTGTAAATACGGTTTCTCCAAAATTTAAATTTAGCACGGTTTTACAAAACTCTGAATATAATTTCTTTTCTGATATTTCTGCATTTGTTGCAAACTCAATTTCTTGTTCATTTGCATTGGCAGTCACTCTTTCTAAAAATAAAAGCTCATTTATAGTTTGTTCACTTGAATTTTTTGGAGGTTTCATTGCAAAAAATTGGTTTATTATCCCCGTGGCAAAAAAATAACCAATAATCGGATCTGCACAAGTTATTTTAGATTTATCATCATACAACAGATCGCCATAAACTATTGTGTCAATGGCACTATCTGGGGTATTATACCTATTGTTTGACATATTAATATCTATATGCTAAATATTGTTGACTGAGGAGGCCCTATGGCTCAGAGCAATCGTCAGTTCGTAAAATTTGTGAGGCAACATCTCGCAGAATACGGTATGAAACTTATTATTGGCCGTGGAAAGCATGTAAATGTAGATGGTTTCCGTTGTTCTGGCTATTTTGATGA